TTGTTAGCCTCCCAGTAAGCGTCAAGCAATTTCTTAGCTTCACTCTGCTTAATCTCTAAGTTCTCTGCTAACTTGGCCTTACCAACACCATACTGCGCTGAGTAGTTAACCGTCTTTCCACTGTGTCGCTTCTTGTCTAAGTCGTGGTATCTGTCTGACTTTGTGTCCTTGTTCTTCTTACATTCCTTGTAGAAGTCTACATCTTCCTGAGTCATCATACCTGCAAGCATACAAATCTCAAGGTGGGAGTCATAGTCCTCCGTTAACTGAGCCATTACCTTGTCAGGATTCATTGGATAGATTAGGTCTAGCTTAATCATATTCTCAAGGGATGCAAGGTCGGAGTCTACTAACTCGTAGCCTTCGTCACAAGTCAACACCCCACGAATTAATTCTCCGTACGGTACTGATGGCTTCGGCATATTGACTAATCGAGCATGACGAGTGCGAAGGGTGGAAGCTAGTCCGTGTATCCCACAAGATATGTAACCATCCTCTTGGTCTCGAAGGAATCCCTTTAGTAGCCCAATTCTATGCTTAAGTACACCCAGATCATCAAGGTTTTTAACATCATCTCCTAGTTTTAGAACAGATGGGCATAAGGACTTGTCAGCCAAGTAGTAAGTAGGAGTCTTTCCGTTTACGCCATCATTAAATGTAGCGGGCTTCCAACCTAATCCAAACAGCCAATCTTTTATCTGTGATGGGGAGTTAGGGTTAGGCTCGTCATAACTTTTTATTACCTCGATAGGTTCGCTGTGTTCAAAAGGAAGGCCTATTTCTTCTGTCAGCTTCTTCCACTTCTCACCTTGAGAGGAAAGTGTACCATCCTTCTTGAATGGATTTTTTGGTGGTAGCCTTAAAGACTTGATACCTACCGTTGGCATTACTTTCTTCAAGGCATCTGTTTTCTCTTCCTTTAAGTCCTCTAAATATTTTAGGTTAGCTTCTGTGGACTCTATGTCTAGCTTAAATGGGTTTTCTTCCTGCAACCTTACTGTGTACATCTTAAATGAAAGATAGCGCATTAGGGAGTCTATAATCGCCTCGTTGCTGTCGTACAACTCGTCAAGGTCTTTCTTAATCTTAAACCATAACTGTGTTTGAATCTTAACGTCCTCCTCACACCTATGGTAGTACTGTTCTTTTGGAAGGTTTTCCCAATCCTCTATAGCTGGCTTAGGTATACCAAATTCTTCTCCCCAGTCTGCTAATCCGTGGGAGGATCTGTGCGGGTATAGATACCAACTTAGTGCTAGTGTATCTATAACCCCACAAACTACCTTACAGCCTAATATTTTCTCTATTACTGGTACGTCATACGTTTGAAAGTTATGGCCCACCAGTGTGATATCCTTACGTGATACTAACTTACGTATGCCTTCATAAGAAGAAGTAGTTTTTATCTCCCCACCCCAATTCATAGACAGACAATGTATCTCGTTTACTTTACTGAGGAAGCCATTCGCTTCTATGTCGCAAGGTATGTATATCATATCTTTAGTATTGTAACTCTGACACTTCTCTAATAGCCTTCAGTAGATCTACTGTACCTCTTGGGTCATACCCATTTTTGTAATAAGACTTTATCTCTTGTTTTATCAAATTTCTCATGTGAATAACTGTTGCATGATTTCTTCCTACTGTCTTACCTATTTCTGATAGGGACATTCTTGTGTTACTGAGCATTAAGTAGCAGTAAATTTGTCTAATATGTACTACGTCTTTAACTCTTGTGGAGCTACGGATTTGTTCTATAGACACATTCCCCACTAGACTGCAAATGTACAACACATTCTTTTGAGTCTCAAAATCACCCTCTCTTGCCTTATCTACTAGCCTATCTCTTTCTAATTTCATGCAAACTAAGACTTTCTCTCTTAGTTCCTCGATTTCTTTAAGTACTTCTTTATAGTCCATAATTATATTTTTTACTTTTAAATAAAAGGGAGGCTCGTTACACCTCCCTCCTAATCACCGTTTAAATTGTTGTTTTACTTGCTTATAGGTTATTTATTTTAAGTTATTTGGTGTTAAGTCCATTGCATCAAAAATATTCATGCCTTTAAAGTTTTTAGTAGTCCAAGAGCCATTGCTGTAGTGCTTTGCCACTTGACCATTGTGTGACTTCTTGAAGTATACGCCATAGGCATTTAATTGGTAGCCCTTGACTGCGTCTCTGTAGTTTAGATCTATGGATTTGTATGCCTTCTCTGTTAAAAAAGAGTCTCTATTCCCTAACTTGTGTTTTGTTCTAGCTAAGTGTAGAACTACTGCGTAAGTAGTAAAACTCATTAATGCTTCTTTACCTTTTAATGGCACTTTTATGCCACCTACATTCAGATTAAACTGCAAATCAGGATTAGCTTTAGCCTCTTTTACTTTATCTTTGAAGTATTTAATCTCCTCATCTATAGATTTGAACTTTTCATTTGGATAGACACTCATATCTAACGAGTCTACCATTTGTTTAAGTGTATCTTCCATGTTTACTTATGCTATTGATTATCAAATAATTAAAAAGGTAATTCTTCGCTCTCTGTGATGTCGTCCGTAATTGGAGTCACAACGTACGCTGGGGAAGGTTCTACAGATGCAGCCTCGTCTGACTTTTCTTGGGCTGACTCTGGCTTGGCGGAAAGGTACTGGTTCAAGTACGGTTGAAGTATGTCACTGTCAATCTGTACTACCGTATCCCTTACAGTACCTGACGGTAGAGGTTTTGTAGAAAACTCTGGCTCGTAGTACACCGTCTTACCCTTCTTCTTCTGTTCAGGGTTAGTGCCACAAGTGATTACAAAACCCTCGCTAACATTAATCTTTGCGTCAATCCAAGGTCCAAGTGCTGACCCCTTTATTGAAAGGTTTACAAGTTCCGTAGTGCCGTCCTTACTTACACGCACTGCGTAGATGCTCTTTGTGTACTTACCACCGCTTAGATTGCCCTTGATGTCTTGGTAAAGTCCCTTGGCAATAAGGTCGCCCTTAAAGTTCTTTACTGTCATCTCCTCCTTCAGTGTACTTCTTACCTCATTCGAGTAGATGCCTGACTCTGCGTCAGCATCGTAACCCTTAATGGTTGATAACTCGTCAAGCCCTATCACCTGAAACTTACTAGGCATATCTACCTTTTCTTTTTTCTCCTTGTCGTAGTAGAAGAATTTCCCTAACTCACCATTCCACTCGATAAACTTTTTCGATGGATTGGTCATCTTGTTGTTGTTGTTACTGATACTCATATTTATTTATTTAAAAAGTTTACTAATTTGCTGAATGTTATGAATAACCATATAGTTATGTAAAGGCCCGCTGGAAATCTGAACATCCAGAAGATTTTCTTTTTGAACATTGGCTCATCATCTGACTTTGTGGCTATCAAGAAGATAGACGCTATCCAAAGTCCCGTTAAGTGAAGTAGTGTTGAAATCATGTTACAAATATAATTTAAAGATTTTTATTGACAATGAATTATTTTTAAAAAGGTGATACGGTATCGTCAGGTAGACTCCATCCTTGGGTGTCTAGAATAGATTTCTCACTTTCTTGTGGTAGGTTGTAATAATTTTTACGATTCCAATACTCCTTGATTGGGTCTATACCATTACACCTGAACCCACACAAGTCCTTGTTTGCGTACAGTAGTACTGGACTGTCTTTAGGACTGGGGCTTCCCCCCGTCTCAGTCTCCTTGATTTTGTCAACGTGAATCTCCGTGCAGTACTTAACGCTGTCGTCCTTTAAGTTTCTGTGGGCGATTAGGAAGTCATCTGCCTTGTTGGGTTTCATCTGACCGTACTCAACGTCATGCTTACTTGGAACCTCCATACCACCGTCATTATTCTTGCCCCTAGCTGCTGTACTTGTGATGTGGTCGGTGATCCAAACAGCGGAGTAGTTCTCCTTAAACGTTTGCAGTAGGTTCAGTGACCTCAAGTTGACCGTGTACTGATTCTCGTTTAGTGGGAGGTCGAACGCATTGTACGGGTCGCCTATGACAACATCGTACTCAAAGCCTTCATCGTGAACTATCTCGCACTTCATCAACCAGTCTTGTGCGGTGTGCATCCTCTTGGCTGTAAAGAATCGGTAGTGTTCAGACACAAAGTCCTTAGCCAACTTGTGTTCCTCCTCTGTGAAAAGTTTAATAGACTTGCCTATGTAAAACTCCTTAATCTTCTTGCGGACTGACCCGTCTCTGTTTTCCTTGGCGTACATAAGCACCTTCCAACCGTGCAATGTTGCAGCAAGTACCGAGAAGTACCAGAATACAAACGACTTTCCTACGTTGTCTCTTGCAGCAAGCCAAACCAGAGTATTCTTCTTGAGCATCCAGTGCGTGTCTAGCTTC